CCCCAAAGAGGCCAAAAGCTATGCCTGGTTGTGGACGTTGTTGATTCTGTTCGCGGGCTTCATTTGGTACAGCAGCGTGGTAAGAGGTAAAGACCCACAAGTCGCACAGATGCGGCAGGATCGGGCTGCCTATGAACTTTGCTTGCAGACTTTGAAGGAAAACCCAGGCAACCCTATTGCCCGAGGTGCTTGTGTGCAGATGCGCACCAAATTCGTAGCCAAATACAACCGTGAGCCATAAGGGCGTGAATGGGAGTAGTCAATGGAGTTGAAGCAGCAAGGAATGGCCTGCATGTTGAACCGAGTAGGGATTCTGGTGGCAGCCCTGGTCGTATCCGGCTGCAGCATCAAACAGACAGTTGATGCCCCCGATTTGAATCCCCAGCTGGCCCCGGAAATTTGCTTGATTCCGGCAAAGGGTGTGCGCCAGGGCTTCACGGACGTCTATACCGCCAATCTTGAATCAAAGGGCTTCACGGTCCACATGTTGCGCGCGGGGGCCAGTCCCTCGCGATGCCCGCTCTCGACCACATACATCGGCACCTGGAACTGGGATGCAGCGCTGTACATGGAGTTTGCCGACATCCGCGTCTATGAGAACGGCCGCAAGGTTGGCCAGGCAATCTACGACTCGCGTAGTGGCAGTGGGCGTCTGGATAAGTTCATCGACGCAGAGAACAAGATCAACGAGCTGGTGGATCAGCTGTTCCCAGATGGAGCTTCGGGGCTTGGAAAAGCGCCAGTTGCTTCAGCCCGGCCAAGCTCCGCTGAGATATCGAAGGAGCAGCAAATGCAGGAGTTGATGAACGACAACACGCTGGGCTACGAAGAGTACATGCGGCGGGTAAAAGCGCTGCAGGCGCAGTGAGTGTGCAGGACCCGATAGATGGCGCTTTAAGTTCATAGCCCAACAGAGCCGCGAGCCATGAGCGGTGGTGAATAGGAGTGATCAATGGATATGAAGCAGCAGCTGGACAAAATGTTCGAAGACCTGGACGCCAGGCAGCAGGCCAAGAAGGATGAGGCAAACGCTAAGGTGTCGGCCGAGTCTGCCCGCCGGCACACCTGGCTGACCTTCATCGACACCACTCTGGATCCGGCTCTAAAAGACTTCGCCCGCGCGCTCAAAGCGAAGGGTGTTAAGGTGGAAATTGGCATCGATAAAGTATCCCCCGTGGTCGGTGGATCGATCTCGATGCTCATTGAAAGCACCGACCGTTCCGTGAGCTGGCAGGCCTCATCCCTGAGAATTTCCTGTTCAGACACGATCAAATTCACGGGCGAAGTTTGGGGGCGGCGCGGAAAAAACCCATTCAGCACACAGCCAGTCAAGGGAGAGGCGGGAAGAGTCACGAGAGAGATGGTCGAGAGTCAGCTCATGGCATTTGCTGAGAAGGTAATCAGAGCGACAGAGTAATTCGCTCAGCGCCCCAACCAGGGAAGTCGTGACAGCAAAGTGTGGGCGCCCCCATCACTGGAGTTCACCCGATGTCGATTCAAAACGCTGCCCAAGAAATCACCATAACCGTAGATGGCAAAACTTATGCTGGCTGGATCATGCAGGTTAGCAAGAGCAGTTGGAGGGCTAGCTGCATGATCGACGATAAGCCTCTGGATGCCACTGGCTCATCACGTTCCGCAGTGATGGAGTCACTGCGATGGCAGGCCAGCAACCACGACAGCTAGTAACAAATCGAGGGGCGCCGCAATGGCGCCCCTTCTGATTTTCGGGCACCCGAAAAGACTCTTCGCGCGCGCGTGGCGATGATCGTCCTGCCTGCTGATGCAGGACAGACCCAAAGCCAGGCCAGGGATGGCCACCCTCGCGGAGAGCCCCATGTCTCGCAAATCGGATTACCGCCGGCGCGCCCGCCTGCCGCGCATGACCACCTGGACCATCATCACCTTTGCACTGCTGCTGGGGCTGGCCGTCATCCGGCCGGAGCAGCTGCAGGTCGTGCTCTACAAGTCGGCGCTTGTCACCTTCGGTGCGGTGCTTGGCTACTGGATCGACCGGGGCCTCTTCACCGGTTCTGATCGCCCGCATGAATGCACGATCTGGCAGACGCTGGTCGCTGCCTGGATGCGCCGTGCGGTGATCACCCTGGCATGCATCCTCGGCCTGACCCTGGGGCTGTGACATGCGAGCCCTGATCATTCTCGGCGCTGCATGCCTCCTGGGCGCCTGCCACCCGGTCTTTGCCGCCAGCACTATCCCAGTCGCCGCCGAGCAGCACCGGCGTGTCCTGGTGCGCGCTGCGCACGCTGAATGGGGCCTGGGCGCGCCCATCGCCACGCTGGCCGGCCAGGTTCACCAGGAAAGCCGGTGGCGCAGCCAGGCGCGCTCGCCGGCCGGCGCGCTGGGCATCGCTCAGTTCATGCCGGCTACGGCCGACTGGATGGCCGAGCTGTACCCCAACAGCCTGGGCCCTGCGCAGCCGTATAACCCTGGCTGGGCCCTGCGCGCCATGGTGACCTACGACCGCTGGCTATATGACCGCAACCAGGCCGCCAGCGACTGCGATCGCTGGGCGTTCGTGCTCTCCGCCTATAACGGTGGCCAGGGCTGGGTGAATCGCGACCGCAAGCTGGCCTCGGCTAAAGGCGCCGACAAGCTGGCCTGGTTTGATTCCGTCGAGCGGCACAACGCCGGCCGCTCGGCTGCCAACTTCCGCGAGAACCGCCAGTACCCGCGCGCCATCCTGCTGCGCTGGGAGCCCATGTACGCGGCTGCCGGCTGGGGCCCTGGCGTGTGTGCCGAGAGGTACCGCCGTGAAAGTGCCACTGCTCTGTCTGGCGATGAGCATCGCCACTACATCACCTGCCGCGTGTTCCCTGAACTGGCTCGCTGCCAGCGAGCTGTACGCCTCGCCGCCGCACCCCGAACCACCGCCGCGGCTGCACGCCCGCAGGCACAGGCGTAAGGGGCAGCGCAGATGAATGCCCTCATTCGTTGGATCGGCGACCACATTTGGCTGTTGCTGATCATCGTCTACGCCGCGGCCTTCTGGGCAAATGGCTCAAGCATGTATGACAGCGGTTACCGCACAGCGCAGGCCGAGGGCGACTCCGCCCTGCAGAGCCTTCGTCTGGAGTACGCCGAGCAGGCCCGCCGTGCCGACCAGGAGAACCTGATGCTCTACCGCCAGCAGGTGGAGCGCGCCAACCAGGCCGAGCAGCAGTACCTGGATGCCCAGGGCGAGATCGGCCAGCTACAGCACCAACTCAACCAGGAGCGCATCGCTCATGTCTCGAATCAGTACCGCCCCGCGCCAGGCGCTGCGCCTGTGCCTGCTCCTCGCTTCGTTGTTACTTGCGGCTGGCTGCGCGACTTCAACGCCGCCCTTGGCGCCAGTGTGCCCGCCCCAGCCGGATGCCGAGCTGCCGCCGGGGCTGCGTCGGCAGCCTGGCCCGCCGCCGGCTCTGACGCCGAACTACTGGAAAGCGGCGTCAGCGCGGCTGACATCCTGGCCCATGCCCGCGACTACGGCGCCTGGGCCCTCACCAACCTGGCGCAGCTGAAAGCACTGCTGAAGCTGCACGACAAGGAATCGATCTGATGGATATGGACTTCGCGCTGCGCGCCGGCCAGTTCGCCTTTACCGCCATGGTGGGCCTCTACTCGCTGATGGCGGCCAGGCGCTCCAGCTCGAAGGCCGAGGCTGAGCAGCTGGCCACCCGCCTCACCGGGCAGGACAACCGCATCCTGATGCTGGAGCAGAGCATGAAGCACCTGCCTGACAGCGAGCAGCTGACCGAGCTGGCTGGTGAGCTCGCCGATCTGGCCGGGGACATGAAAGCGATCAAAGTCGAGCTCGCGGGGGTGGCCAAAGCGCTCGACCCTTTGACCCGCAGCGTCGACCGCATCAATGACTACCTGCTGAACAACGCGAGGGCGTGATGAACCAACAACCCTTTGCCGACTATCTGCGCCAGGACCAGCGCCTGGTGGTGCTGCGCATCCTCTCGGAGCTGCCGCAGTTCCGCTCCAACTCCTCGGTGATGGCCAACCTCCTGGGCGAGTTCGGACACCACCCGAGCCGCGACCAGGTCAAGACAGAGCTGGTCTGGCTGGGCGAGCAGAACCTGATCAAGGTCGAGGACATTGGTTCGGTACTGGTGGTGACCCTGACCGAGCGTGGCGCCGACGTGGCTGCAGGCCGCGCCTCGGTACCGGGCGTCAGCAAGCCGAGGCCCTGACCATGGGCCGCAAGTCCAGCATCGACAAACTCGACCCGCAGGTGCGCTCGCACATCGAGCGGCGCCTGCGTGAGAACCGCCTGACACTCGACGAGCTGATCGAGGATCTGCACTCGCACTTTCCCAGCGAGCAGAAGCCCAGCCGCTCGGCCGTGGGCCGATACAAGGTGAGTTTCGACGAGATGGCCCGGCGCCTGCGCGAGCAGCAGGCCATGGCCAGCCTGCTGGTCGAGGAACTGGGCGAGAACCCCGACGACAAGGCTGGCGCGCTGATGGTGCAGTCCATCACCACCCTGACCACCCATGCCGCCCTGGGTGCGCAGATCGACGAGGAGACCACCGTCGACGACGTGCGCAAGCTGGCCCGCGCCGCCAAGGATGTGCTGGCTGCCCGCAAGGTGAGTCGCGAGGAACGCCGCGCCATCGAGAAGGAGGCCCGCGAAGCCCTGCTGGCCGAGCAGGAGCAACGCCTGGAAGAGCTGCGCGGCAGCGACGGCATGAGCGAGCAGCTCGAAAACCGCATTCGCGGCATCCTGTTGGGGAAAGCCTGACATGAGCCTCAAGGCCACCAGCCCGGCCCGCAAGATCGATCTGCAGGAAGAGATGGCCCTGCACGGCGTGGAGGTTCCGCAGGATATCGCCCAGGCCGTGCCGGGCAGCGATGCGGTGTTCCTGCCGTACCAGCAGAAGTGGTTCGAGGACGAGAGCCAGATCATGATCGCGGAGAAGTCCCGCCGTACCGGCCTGACCTGGGCCGAGGCCGGGCGCAACGTGATCAACGCCGCCAAGCCGCGCAGCCGTGGTGGCTGCAATACCTTCTACGTCGGCAGCAAGCAGGAGATGGCGCTGGAGTACATCGCCGCCTGCGCGCTGTTCGCCAAGGCCTTCAACGAGTTGGCTGAGGCGGACGTCTACGAGCAGACCTTCTGGGACTCGGGCAAGAAGGAAGAGATCCTCACCTACATGATCCGCTTCCCCAAGTCGGGGCGGAAGATCCAGGCGCTGAGCAGCCGACCGAGCAACCTTCGCGGCCTGCAGGGCGACGTAGTGATCGACGAGGCGGCCTTCCATGAATCCCTGGAAGAGCTGCTCAAGGCCGCCCTGGCGCTGACCATGTGGGGCAACAAGGTGCGCCTGATCAGTACCCACAATGGCGTCGACAATCCCTTCAACACCTACATCCAGGACGCCCGCGAAGGCCGCAAGGATTACAGCATCCACCGCATCACCCTGGACGATGCCATCGCCCAGGGCCTCTACAGGCGGATCTGCTATGTCACCGGCCAGGAGTGGTCGCCCGAGGCCGAGAAGAAGTGGCGAGACGGGCTGTACAAGAACGCCCCGAACATCGAAAGCGCCGACGAGGAATATGGCTGCGTGCCGAAGAAGAGCGGCGGCGCCTACCTGACCCGCCCGCTGATCGAGCAGGCGATGGTGGCCGACCACTCCATCCGCATTTACCGCTACGAGGCCCCGGAGGGCTTCGAGAGCTGGACGCCGGAGATGCGCACGGCCGAGATTCGCACCTGGTGCGAAGAGAACCTGCTGCCCGAGCTGGCCCGCCTGAGCGATCGCAACCGCCACACCTTCGGCGAGGACTTCGCCCGCCGTGGCGACCTCACCGTGTTCACGCCTCTTCAGATCGACCCGATGCTGCGCAAGCGCGTGCCATTCCAGGTGGAGCTGCGCAACCTCACCTACGAGGCGCAGCGCGACATCATGTTCTTCATCTGCGGTCGCCTGCCGCGTCTCACCGGCCTAGCGTTCGATGCCACCGGCAATGGCGGCTATCTGGCCGAGCAGGCGGCGCTGCGCTACGGCACCGGCCTGGTCGAGCAGGTGAACCTCTCCCTGGCCTGGTACGCCGAGTGGATGCCCAAGCTCAAGGGCGAGTTCGAGGCCTTCAACATCCAGATCCCGCGCCACCAGAACACCCTGGATGACCTGCTCTCGATCAAGGTCGAGAAAGGCGTGCCAGTGATCGACAAGGGCCGAACCAAAGACCTGGAGAGCGCCAGCTCGAAGGCCAAGCGCCACGGCGACTCGGCGATCTCCCTGGCTATGGCCGTGCGGGCCAGCTTCATGGAAGGCGGCCTGATCGACTTCACCGCCTTGCCACGCCACAGCCGTGGCTTCGACAACGTGAGCAGTAACGACGATATCGACCTACCGGAGCCTTCAGCATGGTGACCATGTCCCGCATCCTCGGCCCGGATGGCCAGCCCATCCGCATCGGCGAGCTGCGCGAGCCGCAGACCGCCCATCTCACCAGCCTGCACCATGAGGTGGGCAACCACCCCTCGCGCGGCCTCACACCATCGCGCCTGGCGCAGATCCTCGATGCCGCCGAGCAAGGCGACATCATCGGCCAGTACGAGCTGTTCGAGGACATGGAGGAGAAGGACGGCCACATCATGGCCGAGATGGGCAAGCGCCGCCGCGCCGTGCAGGGCCTGGAGTGGCAGATCGTGCCGCCAGACAACGCGACCAAGGCCGAGAAGGACGCTGCTGCGACCCTGAGCAGCCTGCTCGACGGCCTGGACGACTTCGATGACCTGGTCTTCGACCTTACTGATGCCATCGGCAAGGGCTTTGCCTGCCTGGAGTTCGATGGCTGGCAGCGCACGGATGGTACCTGGTTGCCGAGGAGCGCCGTTCACCGCCCGCAGTCCTGGTTCCAGCTGGTGCGGGGGCTGCGCCAGGAGATCCGCCTGCGTGGCGCCGCCGGTGGCGAAGCGCTGCAGCCGTTCGGCTGGATCGTGCACACCCACAGGGCCAAGTCCGGGTACCTGGAGCGCTCGGCGCTGTTCCGGGTGCTGGTGTGGCCGTACCTGTTCAAGAACTACAGCGTGGGCGACCTGGCCGAGTTCCTGGAGATCTACGGCATCCCCATGCGCGTGGGCAAATACCCGTCCGGGGCAACCGAGAAGGAGAAGCTGACCCTGCTGCGCGCCCTGGCCGCGCTGGGCCACAACGCCGCCGGCATTATCCCGATCGGCATGGAGTTGGAGTTCCTAAACGCTGCCCAGGGCGACCCGGCGGCCTTCCAGCTGATGATCGAGTGGTGCGAGCGCACGCAGAGCAAGGCCATCCTGGGTGGCACGCTCACCAGCCAGGCCGATGGCAAGAGCAGCACCAACGCCCTGGGCAACGTGCACAACGAGGTGCGCCAGGAGCTGCGTGACGCTGACGCGAAGCAAATCGCCATGACGCTCAGCCAGCAGCTGGTGTATCCGATTGCCGTGCTCAACGGCCTGGCCAGCGACTGGCGCCGCTGCCCGCGCCTGAAGTTCATCACCCAGGAGCCGGAGGATCTGGCCCACTACGCCGAGGCGTTGCCCTCGCTGGTGAAGATGGGCATCAAGATCCCGCGCCAGTGGGCCCAGGAGCGCCTGGCGATCCCCGAGCCGGATGGTGATGAAGAGGTGCTGGCGATCGCGGCCGACCCGGTTGCGCCACCTGCCGCGCCTGAGCCCGTGCCGGGCAAGGCGGTGGCCACCGCACAAACCAGGGCCCCGGCAACTGCTGCGGAGCAGCTGGACGACCAACTGCAGCCCAGCACAGGCCAGTGGATTCAGCGCATCCGTGACCTGGTGCAGGGGGCCGACTCGCTGGAACAGATCCGCGACGGCCTGGAGCGTCTGCTGCCAGACATGAGCCTGGAGCAGTACGCCGAGGTCATGGCGCAGGCTCTGGCTGCCGCCGCCCTGCAAGGGCGCGTGGAGATCCTGCAGGAGGCTGCCGGTGGCCGTTAGCGCAGTGTCGCTGCCGTTCCGCGAGCAGAACGAGTTCCTGCGTCGCAAGCTCAACCTGCCCACCGAGGGCTGGACGGATGTGTACGGCCGCGAGCATGACTGGGCTTTCGTGGTCGCAGGCGCCAACCGTAGCGATCTGGTGGCCGACTTCCGCCAGGCCGTGCAGCGGGCTATCGAGGACGGTCGAACCCTGGCTGACTTCCGCCGCGACTTCGACACGATCGTGGCCAAGCACGGCTGGAGCTATAACGGCGGCCGCAACTGGCGCTCGCGGGTGATCTACGACACCAACCTGCAGAGCAGCTACATGGCTGGCCGGTATGAGCAGCTGATGGCGGTTCGCGAGCAGCGGCCCTACTGGCAGTACATCCACAGCGATGCAGTGGAGAACCCCCGCCCGCAGCACGAGGCCTGGAACGGCATGGTGCTGCGCTGGGATGATCCCTGGTGGCAGTACCACTTCCCGATCAACGCCTGGGGCTGCCAGTGCAGCGTGCGTGCGCTGAGCTATGACGACCTGGTGCGCATGGGTAAAACCGGGCCAGATACCGCGCCGCCAATCGTCTGGGAAGAACGGACCATCGGCCAGCGCAGCGCCAATGGTCCGCGCACGGTGATGGTCCCGCAGGGGATTGACCCCGGTTTCGAGTACACCCCTGGCCGGGCCAGGCTGGAGAGCGCGGTACCGCGCCCGCGACCCGATGAAGAGCTGATCCCGGCGACCGCGCCTGGCCTGCCCAACCGCCTGGCCGGCGACCCATTGCCCGCGCCCAGGGCGATGTCGGCTGACCGCCTACTGCCGGATAGCCTGACCGACGAGGCCTACGCCAGCAGCTACCTGGCTGAGTTCGGCGCCACCCTGGATCGCCCTGCGGTGTTCCGTGATGTGCTGGGCGAGCGCTTGGTAATGGGCAAAGCGCTATTCACTGAGCGCAAGAGTGGTGAGCTGAAGGCCAACAAGAACGGGCGGGGCCGCTGGCTGCGCCTGCTCGCCGATGCCCTGAAAGCCCCTGATGAGGTATGGACGCGCCTGGAGTGGCTGGGCGCTGTTGGCCAGGCTGTGGTGCGCAGGCGCTATGTGGCGCGCTTCATGGTGGAGGGTTCGCAGGTACCCGCCGTGGCGGTGTTCGAGGTTGGCAGCGATGGCTGGGTGGGCGTAACGACGTTTCCGCCTCACCAGGACGAGTACCTGGAGACAGTACGCCAGGGCGTCCGGCTTTATCGCAGGCAAGACTAAACCCGGCGCTGCCACACCGGGTTTCCCGCGAGTGTAGGGTCGGAGGCCCTGGCAGGGGCTCTCTCACTCGATCAGGTTGTTTCCAGTATAGGAGCAGAACATGGCAGGCGCCACGCTTGAGTTCGACGCCACCGCCGCGCTGGCAGTGATCAACGAGGTCGCCCAGGCCATGGGGCGGCCAGAGCCTTTGCTGCGCGATATCGGCGAGTACCTGATGATTGCCCATGACCAGCGCTTCGCCAGCCAGACCTCACCAGAAGGCACACCCTGGCAGGCCCTTTCGCCACGCTACCAGCGGCGCAAGCGCAAGAATGGCGACAAGATCCTGGTGCTCGATGGCTACCTGAAGAACACGCTGCGCTACCAGGTCAATGGTGACGAGTTGCTGTTCGGCAGCAACCGACCCTATGCAGCCATCCACCAGTTCGGCGGCACCATCGACGTGGCCCCGCGTAGTCAGCAGGCCTACTTCCGCCAGGGCAAGAATGGCGAGGTTGGCAACAGCTTTGTCAGCAAGCGCAAGAGCAACTTCGCCCAGTGGGTGACGATTGGCGCCTACCAGATACGCATCCCGGCGCGTCCGTTCCTGGGCGTGAGTGAATCTGATGGATATGCCATTGCCGGAATCGCCATGAGGTATCTTTTCCCCACTCGCTGAAAAACGGCCGTAGAAGGCCCCTGAGAGGGCCTACCCGCCACGGATGTTCGTCCAAGAGGCGATCACCCCCTGTTTTAGCGTTTATAAACGCGTATTCCGGCATTGCCATTGCCCCCCTCGGCGTGCTTTTGTAGAAAAGCCGCTCCAACCTCCCGCCCCGCATTTTTTCGGCCCACCGAAAAGACTCACTACCGCCGCCGCCTCACTCTGGCGGCATGAAGACCAAACGCCTCTCTCTTGCCGTCGCACTCGCCGCCTGTTCCTTCGAGCTGGGCAAGCCCGACGCCGACAACACTATCTGGCTGCAGGTAACGCCTGTTGGCCATTTCACGCCTTCCGATGGCCGCGAGATCAAAGTGCCGAGCTGGCACATTGACCAGGCGGTGGCCACCAAGGTCATCGAGCGCTTCCGCGCTCGCAAGAACAAGCGCGTGGTGGACTACGAGCACCAGACCCTGCTCAAGGAAGAGAACGGCCAGCCAGCCCCGGCTGCTGGTTGGTATCAGGAGCTGGAGTGGCGCGAAGGCCAAGGCCTGTTCGCCAAGGTGCAACTGACTGCCCGCGCCGCCCAGTACATCGCCGATGGCGAGTACCAGTACTTCTCTCCCGTCTTCCTTTACCACCCGACCACTGGCGACGTCCTGGACGTACAGATGGGCGCGCTCACCAATGCCCCGGCAATCGACGGCATGCAGGAACTCAGTCTGCGTGCCGCGGCGTCGTTCGGCTTGTTCGAAGAACCCTCAGAGGAAAACCCCGTGAACAAACTGCACCTGGCGGTAATTGCCGCCCTCGGCCTGGCCGCGGCCACCACCGAAGAGCAGGCGATTGCCGCGCTCTCCGCTCACAACACCAACCTGCGCAAGGCGCTGGGCCTGGATGACGAAGCCAATGGCGAAGCCGTGCTGGCTGCCTGTACTGGCCTCAAGGCCAAGGCGACCACCAGCGTCGACCCGTCGAAGTTCGTGCCGGTGTCGGTCGTCGAGGGCCTGAAGGGCGATATCGCCGCGCTCACCGCGCGCCTCGGCGAGCGCGACCAGAAGGATCTCGACAGCGAGATCGCCGCCGCCCTGGAGGACGGTCGCCTGCACACGTCCATGGAGGGCTGGGCGCGTGACCTCGGCAAGTCCAACCGCGCCGCCCTGACTGCCTACCTGGAAAAGGCCGAGCCGCTCGCTGCTCTGCTGGGTAGCCAGACCCACGGCAAGGCTCCGGTACCGGACGAGAAAACCGGCCTCACCTCCGAGGAACTGGCGGTTTGCTCGCAGATGGGCGTTACCGCCGAACAATTCAAAGCCGCGAAGGAGGCCTAAGCCATGGCCGCGCTCACCAAGGATCGCAACACCAAGCGCCGTGACGCCAAGGTCTTCAGTGACCCGGTAGCGGCTACCACCAAGATCTACGCCGGCTCGCTGGTGTGCATCAACGCTTCGGGCTACGCCGTGCCGGGTAGCACCTCTACCGCCCTCAAGGCTCGCGGTGTCGCCCAGGAGCAGGTGGACAACTCCACCGGTGCTGCTGGTGACAAGCGCGTCGAAACCAACCGCGGCTGTTTCCCGTTCGCCAACAGCGCTTCCGCCGACGAGATCACCCGCGCCGATATCGGCGCCACGGCCTACATCGTCGATGACCAGACCGTGGCCAAGACCAATGGCACCAACACCCGCTCGGCCGCTGGCGTTATCCGCGACGTGGATAGCGATGGCGTCTGGGTCGAGATCTAAAGGAGCAAGACTCAGATGATCATCAATAAAGCCAACCTGGCCATCCTCCATACCGGCTTCAAGGCAGCTTTCGCCAATGCCTTTGCCGGCGCCCCGATCGACTACGACCAACTGGTGCTGGAGGTGAAGTCCGGTACTGCCATCGAAACCTACGGTTGGCTGGGCGCCACTACCCGCTTCCGCGAGTGGATCGGCGATCGCGTGGTGCAGAACCTCGGCCTGCACGACTACTCGATCAAGAACAAGTCGTTCGAGAACACTGTGGGAGTTCCTCGCGAAGCGATCGAAGACGACCAGTACGGCGTGTACTCCCCGCTGATGGCTCAGTTGGGCCAGGACGCCAAGGAACACCCGGCCGAGCTGGTGTATGCGCTGCTGCAGGCTGGCTTCACCGGCAAGTGCTACGACGGCCAGTACTTCTTCGATACCGACCACCCGGTGATCGGCGCCAACGGCCAGGAAACCTCGGTGAGCAACTTCCAGGGCGGTAGCGGTACTGCCTGGTACCTGCTGGACACCACCCGCATGATCCGCCCGCTGATCCTGCAGAAGCGCAAGCCCTACAACTTCGTGGCGAAGACGGCCGAGACCGACGACAACGTCTTCGACCGCAAGGAGTACGTCTGGGGCGTGGATGCGCGCCTGAACGTCGGCTACGGCCTCTGGCAGCTGGCGTATGCAAGCAAGCAGACCCTGGATGCCGCCAACTTCGGCGCAGCCTATGCCGCCATGCAGAGCATGAAGGGCGACAACGGCCGCCCGCTGGGCATCCGGCCGAAGCTCCTGGTAGTGCCGCCGAGCCTGCGCGAGAAGGCCCTGGAAGTGGTCAAGGCCGAACGCAATGCCGCCGGTGCCACCAACATCAACCGCGACGTGGTCGACGTGCTCGTCACCCCGTGGCTGGCCTGATGGAGGTGAACCATGGCTGGTAAGCGCACCACTACCACCAACGCAGATGCAGGCAAGGAAGCCGCTCAGCCGGCTGCCGCTGCACCCGCCGAACAGCTGGCCCCCCAGCCGGCGGGCTCTACCCAGGAAGGCGCCCATGCGTCGGCCGACACCACGGGAGCGGCGGCCTCGGCCGCTGCCTCCTCCGAGCAGACCACCGCGAACGAGGCACCTGCGGGTGCCGCCCCGGCCGTTGAAGGCGCCGGGGGCAATGCCGGGCAGGAAGCCCACCCCCAAGCGGTTGCAGAGCCAGCTAAGCAGGTTGTCGTAGTGGTGATGGGCACCGGGGCACCGTCTCCGCTCGTACTCACTGGCTCCCTGAATGGTGAGGGTGAGTATGTGGTGACACTGCCACGTCCGCTCCAAGGCAACGAGCCCAGCGACACCATGCGTGCCCTTATTGACTCGCTCGGCGATGGCGATATCGAGGGGCTATTCATTCGCTCGGTACCGGAGGCCGGCTTCCGTCGCTGCGGCATGCAGTTCACCCCTGAGGGGCATGGCGTTGCGCTGTCGGCTCTGACTCAAGAGCAGATCGAGGTGCTGCTGAAGGAGCCCAACCTGCGTGTCGAGCCTGGCACCTTCTCGGGCTTGGTGGAGTAACCCATGCAGTACATCACCGCCACCGGCCTGGCCGAGCGCCCTGGGGCACGCGAACTGTCCCAGGTGGCCACGGCCGCACACCTGAAACCGGTTGCCTGGGAGCTGATGGAGGCCACCCTGCGCGGTGGCGATCGCAGCACATGGACGGCCGACCAGGTGGCGGAGGCGGATGATGCGCTGCGCCGAATTGAGGATGCCGTTGCCCAGGCGGAAAGCCTGATCGACGGCTACCTGGCCAGACGTGGCTACAACCTACCGCTCAGCCCG